TGAAAATATCACGATTGCTGAGAATGCCTTTGGAATGATCCACCGGCCAACTGGTGGTGGTGATGGTGATGCCGGTGATCACCTTTCGGTGGCCAAATTACTTATGGATATTGAGGGGAACTTTATCAGAACACTTGCAGAACGTACCGGGAAACCTGCCGATGAGATTAAATCGAAGTTTTTTGACGGCAAGGATCATTGGTTGAATGCTGATGAGATGATAAGCTACCGACTGGCAGGCTCGAAAATAAAGAGTATAGCCAGTATTGCTGAGCTAGACAAACAACGCATTGAAAACATGGGAGAACAGGCTGTTTTTAGCCACTTCGCTGCTTCGCTTAAAGAGGAAAGATTACCAAACAATAAAAATAATTCAACTATGAACTGGAAAGAAGAATTGATTCACGCCTATAATTTAATAGGCGTGACGGCTGAAAGCTCAGATACCGCCGTGCTTGCGGCTTTGAAAGCTAAAACAAAAGAAACTGAGGATCGGTTAACTGCGCTTGAGACAAAGGCAAAGACTGAAAAAACTGCTGCTATTAAAGCTGCATTGGACACGGCACAAACAGCAGGTAAGATTACCGCTGAAACACGCACAACTTATGAAGTTATTGGCGAAGCCAGTGGCGTTGAAGTATTGAATACTGTTTTGTCCGGTTTAGGTGTAAAACAGCCAATTGTACACAGTTTGAAGCCTGAAGGACGTGGCACTTCGGCAATAGTAGCTTCCGGTGAAAAGAACTGGGAATGGTATCAGAAAAACGATGTAAAAGCATTGGAATCAATGCCGGTGAACGATCCTGAAACATTCAAGGCTTTGTATAAAGCTGAGTTTGGTTGTGATCCTACGATGTAATAAAACTCTGGTAAAGGTTGAATAGTACTATTCAACCTTTACCAGAGTTACTGAAAATTAATAGTTTAAAGTTTAGTTTAAAAGTTTAAAGTTTATAAAAAAATGAGAACCAAGTTTATTTTAAGTGTATGTGTATCGTTTATTATAGCGATTGTAATGGGCAATGGTTGTGCATTTGCTGCTGAAATGCCGCAATTGGCGTTACCGTTGTCGGGAGGATTATTCGTACTATCGTTCGCTCCATTGCAAATGAGTGGCATTGTAAAGGAGACATTCTACCAGCAGGTGTGGGATAAGGCTGCCATAAATTCTATTAGTGCAGCTATGAAAGATACATTTTTGGATGGAATACCTGATAAGAGCCAATATGTAACTGGTGACTCTGAGATGCAGACCATTAATAGTGTATTTTTTGGAGTTGAGCCAGATGTTTTAATTAATAATACTACTTACCCTATTCCGTTACAAGAACTTAATGGAACGCCTGTAGCTATCACACTTGATAAGTACCAGACAAAAGTTACACCCGTAACTGAAGATGAATTATTCGCGCTGGCCTACGATAAGATTGGAGAGGTAGTTAAATCACATACCGGATCAATTGTTAAAAACAGGTTGAAAAAGTCGATCCACGCCCTTGCTCCGGCAGGGCATACTTTGAAAACTCCGGTATTGCTGACCACAGGTGCTGCAACAAAAGACGGAACACGTTTGCGTTTGACCTGGGATGATGTTGTTGCTTTACGCGAAGCCTGGAGTGCTGCTGATTTTGCTTTAGAGGATTTGCGTTTAGTGCTATGTTCTGATCACGTGAATGACCTGGTATTAGCAGACAAGGATTTTAAACAATCCTACGCCAACTTCAAAGATGGTATTATTACCAATCAATTGGGATTTGAAATCAGAGAGTACGCAGCCAATCCTTTCTTCAACGTGGCAACCAAAGCTAAATTGGCATTTGGTGCAGTTGTCACTTCAGATCATCGTCGTGCATCTGTTGTATTCAATAAGGGACTTGCAAGAAAAGCAGCCGGATTGATTAAAACCTACAAAGATTTGCCTGATGCACAGAATCAACGGTATTTGATCGCCATGCGCAATTTCTTCATCTGTATGCCTTCAATTGATCAGGAAATCGGGGCTATCGTGTCGGGCAAACCGGCTTAATCGCACTAACTAAAGAGACAAGGCATTCCTTGTCTCTACGTTAATTTTTAATCTAAACATGATTTTCAAATGAAAATATCAGAAGAAAAGCTGAAAGAAGGCCGGAAACTAGCTAGAGAATTCGGTTTTAAAACGCTGTTTGTAAACGAAAAAGGTGAGTTTTTTACCGACAAAGGATTTGCATCGATGAGCGTAGAATACGACAAGGAGAAATTTGCTGAAGTGCCGTTAACGGATACCGGAGACGGTAATCAGGAAAATGTAAAAGGCAAAGCAACGAATGATCTGGGTAAAGCTGCTGACATTATCGCAGCTATTGAAGCTGAAACTACAAGTGCTGGCGTTATTGCGATACTGGACGCTGAAGCTGAAGGCAAAAACAGGAAATCGGTGATTGATGACGGAAATAAGAAACTGGATGCGATTTCTACAGCCGCTACAAGCCCTTCGACAAATGACTCTAAGGACTCTGAGGACTTTAAAGATGATACTGACGAAACCAATAAAAAAGCTGAATAATGGGCTTGAGAGGAGTAAAAATTAAAGAGGGTAAGATAGGTGCAAATGTTGCCGGTGATGGCCGTGAATTCGGACTCATCGGCAACGGTGTTGCCGTTGCAGGTAAAGTTGCATTGGGAACTACCTACACACTACGACGCCCCAGCGATGCCGTTTCGATTGGAATTGATGCGGCATACGACACCACTAACAGCGTAAATGTTTATCGGCACATTTCGGAATTTTACAGGATGGCTGGCGAAGGTAAGAAGCTTCATTTGATGCTTGTTGCGCAGACTGTGATGATTGACGAAATGACCGAAAAGGCAAAACAACTGGCTGTGGATGCTAATGGAGCTATTTCGGACATGGGGTTTGTGTTTAATCCGGCAACGGGTTACACCGAAACGCTTTTAGATGGAATGAACGCTGATGTTATGTCCGCAATTCCGGTTTCACAGGCATTTGCAGAATGGGCAGATGGTAAAGATATGCCACTTCACACTATAGTTGAAGGCAGAGGAATGGGTGACACGCTCACGGCATTAACAGACCTGCGAGATATGGACGCTGAGTATGAGAAGGTGACCATGATTGTTGGACAAGATTGGGATTATGCAGAAGGATTATCGTGGACATTGGGTAAAAAGTTTGCTGATGTTGGTACGTTTCTGGGTGTAATAGCTAGTCAGGATTGGAATAGAAACCCTGGTGAAGTTGCTACGCAAAACCTGACCGATTCGGCCTTGAAGCTATGGATTACGGGTGGATTAAGCAATCATAAGAAGTACAGTGAAGTTTATTCGGAGCTGGAAACTATGAACGATAAAGGGTATGTATTTCCTATAAAATACCAAGGCTTATCGGGCTACTGGTGGAATGATGGACATACTTGCTGCCCTATTATTAACGATGCTGCCGGTAATATGAACCAACACACGATCTATTACAGTCATACCGTAGATGAGTCGAAACGAGCTTTACGGCTTGTGTATTTACCGGAAGTGAAAAAGCCTGTTGAGTTAGAAGAAGGTTTGCTTCCAGCATCGATGGTTAGCTATTATGATGCGATTGGAGATCAATCGTTTGACACCATGGCAGGAAAATCATTGATTAGTAATGGTAAAACTTATACTGATCCGGACAGTGATTTGTTGATTGCAAAAACTCTTGATGTACAGTTTGCCGTAGTGCCAACTGGATGCTTGAATGAAATTGTTGGAACTATAAACCTCAAAAACAAATGACTATAATTAGAAGAATGGGTGAGGATTATTCGGCAGCAGATGTGGTTGTAACCTTAGCCGGGATGTTTGATGTTAACCCGTCGAAACTTAGTTATGGTACGGAAAATAAGCATGAGTATTCGCGCGGATTTAAAAGAGCAGCAAGGGCATGGAGAATGGGTGCTGATGAACATTCGGGGAAAATAGCCCTTCCGTTAGATCTTGTTTCGGCCATTGAACGAGCAGCCCCCAAGCACCGACTGGCCTATATCAGACCATTCCCTATCAGTATCACTTTTGCAAATCTTGAAAATGAGATGATCACTGATATTGTGATTGCCAAATTCCAGAGCCAGGGACGTGATATTGAAGTTGACGGAGACCTTGCAAAAGAGTTTGATTTGTTTGTATTGGACATTAAGTACAATGTAGTATAGCTGTAATTGAACTGTTGATTATTAGCCCAGGGCTTTTATAGCCTTGGGTATTTTAAAACAAGATTAAAACCACTTTAAAGTTTAAAAAAATGAGTACCACAGAAGCAAAAAAAGAATTACCAGAAGGAATTACCGAGGCTATGGTATCAGCAGCAAGGGTTAAATATGGAGCTGATAAAATTAGGCTGATTGAGATCCCAATTGATGATGATTCGACTGGTTTTTTAACCGTTCTTGCCCATGTTCCTTCGCGAACAGTTGTTGGCCAGTACCGCCGATATTCGGAAACAGACCCCAAAAAAGCTGATGAAATTTTGGTAAAGGATGGTTTGTTGAGCCATAAAGAACAGATAATGGCCGATGATGGTTTGTTTTATGGAGCACTAAGCGGAATCTCGGAATTGATTCCTGTTAGAAAGGCTATTGTAAAAAACTTATAGAGCAGCTTCCGCGCATAAAATCGACAAATGATGCGGATAGCTGCGAAGATGAAGATGCTTATGAGATGTACGGTGCAATGATCAGGTTATTTTTTAAAGAAGATCCGGATCATTTAACCGATGAAGAATTTGCAAGGAGAATAAAAGAATTGACCTGGTTAGGTAATGAGGGTTTTTTAAGAGGTGTTAAATTATGAGGTTTGATTTTTCGGAACGTGTACAGGCTGCATTTGGTTTTGTTGCAGCAACTACAGCTACAAGGCTTGCACAAAAGGCTTTTGGTAAGGCAGTAGATAGCAGAACCCTAAATGTTGGCGTGTACACTTCCAAAGAATCGACATTTGATGAGGTAACCCTGAGATATGGGACTGAAAAGTATGTTTTTGCTTACTGCCCCATAACATCTGATTATAGTGGTGTATTTGCAACTCCCCCGATGTTGAGCCTTCGGAGATCGAAGAAGCTTATAATAACCCCCATTGACAATAGTGATATTGAAGTTGTTGAGCGATATGGAACTGAACCCTACGAAATTACGATGCGTGGTTTATTGATTGATATGGAAAACCATGAATTTCCGATAGATAAAATGGAATCAATCAATAAGATATTTGAAGCAAACAGAGAATGGATGGTTGATAGTGAAATACTTCAGAAAGTAGGCGTTTCGGCCATTTACATCAAAGATATTCAATTGGATTTCGTGGAAGGTTTTGAGGATACCATTTCTTATACAATGACTGTGAGAGCAATTAGGCCAGTTGAATTTCAATTAGCGAAACAATGAGTTTAAGGATATTAATGAGTTTAACTGTAGGAATTATGATGCTCTACTTAAATATGACGGCTAATGCTACCCTTGGGAAAGTGGAGCTACGGAATGTGTCGCAATTTGAAATTAGTGAGAGTATTATGGAAATGAGCAATACTGCAAAAATCACAATTCCGAAAGACTACAGTAAGCTTGATCAGAAAACCATACTGGAGTATTTTAAGGTTGGTGATAAGGTCACTATTTCAGCTGGCTATTATCGTGATGATTTTACTGATTTTGCCAATGAATTTACGGGTTATATCCGCGAAATTGGAACGGATATTCCACTGATTATACATTGTGATGATGAAACTTACCCTTTGCGTCAGAACAACTTAATTAAGAGTTACAAGGATACAAGCTTAAAGCAGGTATTAACTGATATCATACCTAAATCCTTAAGTTTTGAGTGTCCGGATATCAAGTTAGGACGTTTTCAGATTGACAATGAAAGTTCGTTCCAGGTACTTCAGCGAATCAAAAATGATTATGGGTTGTATAGTAGGTTGCTTGATGGACATTTGCTGGTAAACCTACGCGATATTGTTTCGGGGAAAGATGTTAAAACGACACATACCTATGTACTCAATCCGATGACAAGTTCAGGAAGCCTTACCAAAAAAAATGATCTGAAGTTCAAGCGTAAGGAAGATTACAAGCTACATGTTAAAGTAACATCGATGACCCCTGATGGTAAGAAGAAAACTATTCAGGTAGGTAATAAAGATAAAG